GTCCCAAGGCCCACATTAAAAGAGAAACTGACAAGACCATCAAACTGACCCTGTGTAAGAACAACAGGGCAGAATCGTTCCACTCCGCGCTCAAAGCGCTCAAGGTCTGCTGCAAGTATTCCATCTACCTCCTCCATACTCCATTGTCGGTCATCCTCTGGCCTCAATGGGTATCCATTGCGTTCTTCTATCTTTAGCTTACCCTGTGCTGGGTACAGTACATGGCCAACACCGATAGTCCAAAGCAGAGCCGGGCAACGATAAGGACGCTGCCTGGTTCCCTCGTGGTGCTTAATCATGGACAGTGCTTTTGCTGCGACTTTCATTTCTTTTGCGTTTGCACGCACCCTACGTTGTAGCCCAGCTCTCGCCACTCTTTAGCCGCCTTCTGGCAGGCAGACTCCACCTCAAAATAACCTACGATCATTATTGAGTTCATGTTGATACCTGTAACCAGCACCAGGGTCCAGATCATTTGCTCTTGCAGTTGTCAAAGTGATACCGGCGCATATTGCCTCCACCACCTTTAACACTGCAATGTGGGCAAATTATTACTTCACGTTTACCACGCATACCTAACATTTTTTTAGCCCTCTGTTCTGGGTCTGACCATTGCTTCTTAGCTCCTAATGAATAAGTTTCATGGTCACGTTTAACACCTGTAGAACCATTGGAATGTGGTGATTTGTTGTAAAGGTTATCACCCCAAAAGCATTCCAGCAAAGCAGTTTCTATTTCTTTTGCTTCTTCAACAGTTGGCGTTTCAATCAACACGCGAAAATTAAAATCATCAATGTTGACTTTTTGATTTTTAAGAGCAGCAATTGCATGACGATGCCCAGTTTTTAAAAAGCACCGCTGATTAATTAAACGTTGCTTTAAATTGCTACTACTGCCAATGTACATTTGGCCTGTATGCTTATTTGTTATTGCGTAAACACCATTTGTCATTTTCCAAATGCCCTTCCACCAAAGTGAAAACTCACAATGGCAGCAAATAAAGCGGAAGTATCACTACTCCACAATTTAGCTGCAAGATCAGGGAATGCAACTCCATTGTTGTACCCGTAGATAAACATACCAACATCAACAAAGCACAGCAGGAAGAAAAATCCCATAGTGATGAAACTGCGCGTACCAGCACGCAGGTCTTTTATCCACTGTGATGTTCCCTCTCCAAGAGACTCATCATGCTTATAGATGGCGCTCATCTCAGCCACCTGCGCGTTAACCAGGTTCTCATTAGCCTTGGCGCTAGTCTCTAGTTCTAGTTGCTGGCTATGTATTTGCTCTATGCGTTCCTGCGCCTCAAAACCAGCTTTACGCAGCTCTAGTTCGCGCTCAATTTGTAACTGTGCCAGCGCCAGCTCGTGCTTCTTGTCATTGCGGTCTTGGAAAAAGTCTAGCAGTTTGGGTAGTCCACCCATCAGGAAAGAGATAAGAGTAGATAGGATAGTGAGCATTTATTTCTCCAAAAGTAGTGTTGTCCACCAAAAACATAAACCTAACAAGAGCAAAACCAAAGCGCCGCCAATTAGCCAGGTTAATAAATCCTCTATCTCTGCCTTACGTTTCTTGGCGTGATTCTCTGCCAGTATTTCTTCTACCTTGCGCTTTTGGATGATGTTGTTTCTCTCCACCATCAACTGCTGCCAAAGGTCGGCATTACCAGACATCACCATGTAATTATTTAACTCTCTCTCAGCATCTGCCAACTGCTTGGCCTGCATCACTATCTCAAAAGCTCTTGCCGTATCTGACTTAGCAAAACTGCTCTTAGGCTTGGACGCTTCCTTCTGTACTATGTCCTTTGCCTCGAAAAACTTCATCATCTCGCCACCAATGGCGTGGATGTCCTTTCCCATCTTGATGGCAGCCTGCACCCCCTTTATCGCGGCTTGGGCAGTCGCAAAGGCGGTGATAGGGTCGATCATTTTGGATCACGGCTTGCCAAGTAAGTGCGCAAAATAACCTAAAAGACTTCCAACGGCAGAAACAATAACCATGCCCATCCAGAAACCACCCTTACCCTGGTTTGCCATAGCTACCAAAGTCTCTATAGATGTTTCCATCTTGTCGATCTTGGCGCTCATCTCATCAAACCTGCGCTCGTAGTCCTGTACCTTCTGCCAGAGGACTCCATAGCGTACAGGGTCAATCTCTGGAGCGTTCATTACCAGGGCACTCCGGTTGCAGTCACTGGAGCCTTTTGAGCTGCAATGTTGGCAGCAAGGCTTGCTTCTGTTGCGTCCTTGTCAATGCCGTTAGCCCAGCACCAATCCAATACTTCCTGCATGGTTACGCTGGCGTATGGGATAGCAGGGGTCGCAGCAGCAAAACCACAAGTGCCGTATGAGCCTGCGGTGTAATCACCATCTACAGCGTTGCAAGTCCAATGTGCCGTGGTGATAAATCCATCTGCTACTAGGTAGTCAGTTTGGACAATAGCCCATGTATATGCGATAGTCATAATATTTCCTTTAGGTTAAGCGATGCCTGCGTCTGCTAGGCGTTTACGGAGGGATTGAATTTCCTTGACCAGCATTGGCACAAGTTTGGAGTAGTCCACTGCCATCATTTCTTCTGGGTCAACGGGTTGGTGTACTGCTTCTGGAGCTACAGTTACAATTTCTTGTGCAATGAAACCATAACGCTGGTGCGTGTTATCTGTTTTCCAGTCAAACTGACGTACTTGCAGACTGTCAATCAAGGTAGATGCTGATTCAGCGTCTTGAATGTTTTCTTTTAGGCGTTTGTCAGATGTGACGTTATATAAAACAGCAGTAGTGCCTGATTGGGTAATAGAGCCAATTCCGCCACCGTTGTATCCAAAAAGCGCATAAGCAACGCCACTAGATGTACCAGTAATATGACCTAAACTTATTGCTCCATCTTTACTTAAACCAACGCCAGTGGCATAGGCTACATAACTCGTAGTCCCCACCAGCAAGTTACCGCTGGTGTCAAGTATCATCTTTGTGCTTCCGTAATACCAACCAAAAGCGTCTGATGCCCCAACTGATTTACCGACTACCCAAGACGTTGCGTCTGAATCTGAGCTATCTCTGTATCCAATGCTTGCTTCACCATTAGTGTTGGTGTTAAAAATCTGAACGACTCCATATGAGCCAGCCACAGATGTTTTAAAATACGCAGCTTGATTTCCTGCTGAAGAAACCTCTAATTTTGCACCGGGAGCAGTCGTCCCTATCCCTAAGTTACCACTGTTATCAAGGGTCATTACTTGGGTAAAAGTTGCTGTAGCAGCCGCTGTTCCAGATGGCGCTGTCCACCATTGATGCTGCCCCGAAGATTGTTGGTATCGGCAAGCAAAATCAGTGGTTATGTATTTCCAATCCGTACCATTAAAGAATGTGTTTACAGTTGAATACAAGTTAGCTAAATAAGCCCCAAGTGCAGCATTTCCAACTTGAAATGGTTTAATAACTGACCATGCACTAGGCGTAACCCCTACTCCTACGTTCTGGCTTGAGTCAATGTAGACAGCGTTTGTGCCGTTGGTAGACAGGCCCAGCGCATTAGCAGCAGGAAGGTACAAGCCGTTACCAGTTGCACTTGTTCCAGTAGGAATTAGCTTTGCAGCAGATGCCGTGCCAGTAGTGGCAAAGTTAGTGCCGTCAAAAGATAGCGCACTACCAGCAACTTGCTTTTTAGTGCCATTGATATAGAGCACACCATTGGCAGTGCCTCCAACAGCAGTACCAGTTCCATCATTTTTAAACACCGCATCAATGGTGTCCATGTCTGTGTTGATCTTTGTACCCCAGGTGTCGGTTGAAGCACCTACCTCTGGCTTGGTGAGTAGTAAATTGGTGGTTGTGGAATCTGCCATAGTAAATCTCCGTTAAATCCCGTGATTAGGATGAAAGTTTAATTGCAATTCTGCTGATTTGCGTTTGCAAACAGCCTCAAAAAAATCGTCAAAATATCCTAAAAATTTTCCGCAAGCCCTGACTTCCCATTTGTCGTATCGCTTACCTAATCTTTTAGTCCATGAAACACCAACAACACCAGAAGTGTTATCAGATGGCTTTGAAATGTTTTTTCCATTTCCAACTCTGTCAGTTGCCCTAAGATTTATAAGTCTGTTATCAGTTCTTATATGGTTTTGATGGTCAATTTCTTTTGGGCGAATGTCATACATATGTAACCATGCCAATCTATGTGCATGATGCCTAACACCATCTACGCAAATAACCAAATAGCCATGACTATTAACAATGCCAGCAACTTTACCTTTAGGTGCTTTTGGAGCCATTGGCCTATCAATTGCCCATGTAAAAACACCAGACTCAGCGTCATAGTTCAACACTTCTTTTAATCGTTGCTGAGTCAATGATTCCGTATTTTTCATTTTTAACCTATGCAATTGCTTGCCAAGTTTCCGCGTTATCTGAAATTGCTGTCCATGATTTCGAAGTGTCTGATCCTGGTGTCCAGCTCTCGGATGTATCCGAAATAGCTGACCAAGACTGAGAAGTGTCTGACTGGCCGGACCAGGACTCGGATGTATCAGGTTTAGCACCCCACCCGTATCCCAATATAGTGCCGACAGAACCTGATGCACTTACCCCAATTATCGCCACCGAAACGCTGTTTGTGACGCTGCCAATATTTGATGTTGCTGCTACGCCAGTAATATCCTGGAACGTGAACACCTCACCCGTCATTGTCCCTACAGACAGGGTTGAAGCATTACCACTAAGAGCAAATGAAGTATTGCCGCGAGATACAGTGCCAGCAGATAGGGTTGCAGCGTTACCAGATACATCCACCGACCTGGATGGCGCAACAGTACCAGCAGACAGGGTTGCAGAGTTTCCAGTAACTGCCTTGGCGCTAGATGCTGTAACCGAGCCAGCGGACAAGGTTGCCGTGTTGCCGGTGATGGCCACTGTCCTGGATGTAGTAACAGTGCCTACATTGCCGGTGGCAATGACGCCGTCCTCTTGCTCTGATATGTTGACAAGCAAAGTGCCAACGGCGCCAGTTGCCTGGTTGCCGCTGACAACTACGTTGCCTATGCCATAGACGCCCTTGCCGTAATAGCCTGTACCGTATGCAGCCACGGCGCTGCTCCCAGGTTATGCCAGCCGAATCAGGCCGGTGCTGGAGTCATTTGTTGGCATGGTCAGGGTGAACGTACCGGCAGTCACTGTCTGTGACCCAAAGGTATGCACGCTGACTGCCTTGTTGCTCTGGCTTGAGTTATAGATCAGGCAGGCATCAAACGCCGTAGTCAGCGTGACGCTGCTAAAGACAATGCTCGCGCTGGGAGTAATAAACGCTGTGGTGCTCGTGGATGATGGGGCAGTGCCAAACGTGACCGCAACACCTCCGGCGGTATATCCAGTACCACTCACCTCATTGGTGGTGCTGTAGGCCGTTGTAGCGGCTCCTAGACTACCTGCCGTAGTGAACAGTGCAGCCTTGAAACTATCTGCCGTGGAAACAGTGTGCGCAGGTACTCCAGTACCGTTAAACGCATGAACCGCATTGAGCAGATCAACCTTGAACGACGTACACATTGCCTGGACATTTGCCATGATGTATTCCTATCCAATCATCGCCGCGACACCCTCTGCCGTGACGTTCTTTTTCAACAGTACATGAACCGATCTGTGGACCAGTTCCCCATCTAACCAGTATTCAGTCCAACTGGTCAGCTCGTTATCGTTCTCAATGGCGCCCTCCTGCTTCACTAGCAGAGAGTCATCCATATCACCTTTGGTGGTCGTAACAATCATCCAAAGCTCCTAGCTCGTGCAGCCATAGCGCCACCAGATGTAGCGCTGCGGTCATCCGCTGTCTGAACATCAGTCAATGCCTTTTCGTACAGGCTTGACCACACTGGTATTCTCGCATCATCCTGCAAGTATGGAGCAGCTTGCAACAGGCTCCCATACAGGTAAATATCGGGGCTGGATGTCAGCAGCCAGTTAGTCGCTACTGTGGATGATAACTTTGTCAATTTAGCGTAATACACCAGCTCAGTGGTGTACGTTGCATCTGGAGTAGGTACTAACCTAATCTGGCCACCGACAATGCCAAAGTATTTAGGACGTGAGGCGGCAGAAAAAGTCCTAGACAAATCGTCTAGCGCATCAATGGTCTGGAATACCAACGGAGTGACAGGGTTTGTACTCGTCAGCTTGAGTGACTTTGTCTCTAGGAAATCGTCAGGTACGGCGCCGTACTCAGTAGAGAAATTGGCCGTAGACCTTGTAATCATCTGCCTGGTGCGTAGCTGGCGCTCAATCTGAGCCTCCGCTAGAGAGACAAAGTCAGCAATGGCAGACGTTAAATCGGTGCGGTTAAGCCAGTCACCGATTGATGTCTTTAACTCCGTGTACGTTGTCAGAGCCATTACGTTGCCTTTTCCTGTTCCTCAAGATCACGCATCACCCATGTATGGTCGTGCTTGAATTCAAACGTGCCAATGTGACCAATCTCTTTGCTTACGTCATGGTCAATGTGGATTTTAAACCCTGCCTCCTGCGCTTTACGGCAGAAGAAAATATCTTCACCAATGTATCCTCGCTCCTTTGGGCGCCACGGCGTCTCAAACCACGGCTCTGACAGCTTTTCAAAGACATTACGCTTAATCAGCATCACGCCCATGCCAATGGAGCCAACTTCCTCAATGCCGGTGGACTCTGGCATGGTGTACACCAGCTCCCGCGTACCGTCAGGCTTGTAATTCTGCGCTGTTGGTCCGGTAGGCATACGGCGCCGTGCGCAGTTGGTGGCCACAATATCCAGGTCATGCTTTAGCAGCCGGCCTACCATGTCCTGCGGGAACGTCATATCCGAATCAATGAACAATATGTGAGTGCAGCCCTCGGCCATCGCGTCCAGCGCTAAATCAGCGCGCTGGTTCTGTATCAGCGTACCCTGCATGATCTTGAGAGATACGGCATCGGTGGTGTTGATAGTGTGATACGCCACCATGTTCACCAGGCAGTAGGTGAAGTTTGTGTGGACCATATCACGCGCTGGCGTGCAGACTGCTACATAGTTCATACTTGTCCTGGTCGAGTTCTAAAGTATTGGTTTTCTGGATCGTTCAGCCAGCGTTTCATGTACGCCTCATCCTCTAACTTACCCTCTGCCTTGAGATTGAAGTAGACGCTCAATGGTATGGACGCCACGCGGCTCCACTCGCCATATTTGTCGTGCTTCTCGCCCTGGTTGTAGATGCTTCGGTTTTCTTCAATGATCGCAGTTACATCTTGACTTGTCTGTCTGGTTGCCTTGTCGGTATCCGCGTCATAGTGCCACGTCCGAGTAATTCCAAGGTCTGAATTTGTGTCAAATATTTTTGATTCGCTCATTTAAAAAAGGGACCAGGTTTCCCTGATCCCTTCCATGCTTGATTACGAAGTAATCAGGTCAGCAGCCAGGCCGTGGGCATTCTCAGCCAAGACCTTGTGGCCCCACTCTACGATCAGCATACGCTTTTCAGCGTCACCAGTCTTAGCCAGCTCAACTTGCTGGTAAGGACGCAGGGTGGTCATCTTTGCGTACTCAGGATCAATCACCCAAGCATCACGCTCGCGCTGGAAGCGATTAGGAACCACTTGCACGTTACCGAAATCGCTAACATAGATGTCGGCTGCACCAATGATGGTAGCGGGACGTGCGCCACCATCAATGTTGAAACGCGAAGATGCAATGCCAGAGAAACCAGAGACGCGCTGCTTGTTCACAGGACCAGTCATCAAGATTTTTGGAGTGCCGCCAGCGGTCCAGACTTGCTGGATGACGTTCTTCAAAATTGTCTCAGTGAAGGTACGCACGTTACCGTCAGTACGGGCGCTGTTAGGCAGCGTCGTGTACGAAGGATTAGCACCATTGGTCTGCATATCGACGTTAGTCTTAATGAAAGCGCCAAGAGAAGCAGTACCGCGCGCGGTGGTAGTGTTACCAGCGGCAGCGACTGCACCATTTAGCATGGAAAACTCTTGGTCACGCTTCAATTCAGAACCGCGCTTGGCGATCTGATAAGCCAACTCAGAACGGCGACCTGCCTTGTTAACCACTTCCTCAGTAGCGGACAGGACGATAGTCTTGCGCGAAATCTGAGCGTAGTTTTGCAGACGAACAGTAGCAGTTACAGCGTCAAATGATGCAACATCATCGCCCTCCAACTGCTTGTTGGCTGCGGCTGCTGCCAGGGTATCGGTTTGCCACTCAAACAGAGAATTGCTTACTGACTCGCGGCCAATGTTGCTCATGTAAGGGGTTTCTTCCGGTGCAATATTGGTAATAATATTGCTCAAATCTTCACGGATACCTTTGGCATCAAAGGTGGTGAAGGTGTTAGTTACGATAGTCATAATTTACTCACTTCAATAAAAGTTCAATTGCGGAGGCCGCATCATTGACGCGACCACTTTTTGCAAGACGCTGTTTTGCGCGAGTAGCTTCACTTGTCGTAGAGATACGTCCTGCTGCACCTGGCTTGGCAGGACGTGGGCCATTGTTCGTCACCGGCTTGATGTTCTGTCTCTTGGACATCATCTGTTCGTATAGTGCAGCTTTATGCAGCACGTTAACGACGCGGTGGTCGAATATGTTCTTCAGTTCATCGGCGCTAAACCCAGCCTTTTGGCCAAAGTCAATGAGCAATTCCTTCTCTTTTTTTGCCTTGTTTGGGTCCTTCCAATCAGGCAAAACCTTCAGCAATTCATCCCGCTGCTGCGCTAAAAATGACTGCATCTGTTGAGCTTGCTCCTGCTGTGAAATTTCCGCTAGACGCTGCTTTTCAAATTGAATAGCCTGCGCCTTTGCTTGGTTTTCACGCATCACCTCTTTCTGCCGCACCCACTCGATGGGGTCCTCTTGGTAGAGGCGGTCCCAGTCGATCTGAGGCTCTGCGGCTTGCTGAACCTGTGACTCCAATGCTCCTAACAATTGAGCGTACTGACTGCGCTCGGCGCGAATGGCCTCGGCCTCCGACTCGACTTGGCGTCGAATTTCGGCAATTTGCTGAGTCTTTCGCGTGTAGTCCTGAGTCCGCGAATATCCCTTCTGAAGTTCGTCCAGGGTTACAGTAACCTCAGTGCCGTCTACTTTGACGGTAAAGGTCTGATCCGGCTTTTCTTCCTCGGAATCTTCACTTTCCTCTAACTGTTCGCCATCCGTTACTTCACTGTCTGCGTCTGCATCTTCCAGTGATGTCTCGGCTGGCGCCGCCGACTCGCCTTGCAGCGAATCGTCCAACGTCTCATCAATTGACTGTTCTCCCTCATCGGGCAGCATTGCTGAGAGTGCCTGGGCCGCTTGGTCCAGATTCATGGGTCCCGCAGAACCCGTTTGTGCTTGTTGCATAAATGTCCTCTACTTATTCGCTCGCTCGATGGCGCGTTGCGCTACCTTTGCGTTGTCAACAATCTTCTGCAGCTCGATCTTTAAGTTATCGATTGCCTTTAGCATGGACCAGGCGATCTCTCGCTTTGCTGACTCCTCTGGTTTCGTTGACCGAAAGTACCAGAGTTGGTCGTTTTCCATCTTGTTGATTGCCAGGTTGAAGGTTTCATCCTCCAGTAACTGGCTTGCCTTTCGGCCCTTGCGTACAAGTTCTTCATTCTCCATTTATGCCATTCCGTTTAGGTTGATGGGCGCAGCCGCTGACATCTGGCTCTGTGCCAGGGTGGTCTGCTGCTGCATCGCTTCTCGGTTAAGACTTTGCTGTGCTTCAATCTCAGCCGTAGAAATTTGTGCGTTGTACTTTAATTCTAATTCGTATTTCTTTAAGTATAGGTCTTGTGCTAATTGATCTCGTCGGTAGTCGTCATCGCGGATCATCTGCTGGTGCTTGAGCTCCAGCTCTGCAGCCTTCTTCTGGATATCGGCCTCAATAGACTTGGCCTGCACCTGCGCCAATACTTCCTCTGGCGTAGGCTTGGGCGCTGGTGGCGCTGGCGGCTGGTAGTCGGCAGGCACGTCATTGAAATACTGAGACGTATCCTTAAACCCTGACAGTGCCACGATCTGGCGCAGTGTGTGGGAATACTGAGACGGGGTCACCAGCGGGTTCTGTGGGCCTAGCTGGGTTAGTGCCTCCTGCTGCTTACCAAGAATCATCATCAGAGCCTGGATGCGCTCGTTTGTGTCGCCATTACCAAGACCGATATTGATGTGTACGTCCATCGCGGAGTTCCATGCGCGCGGGTCCATTTCAACAAATTGGTTGCTCAGACGAATCATGCGCGGCTTGTCCTGGTGCGTCACCAGCAGGAACAGGATTCCCTTAAAGAGCTTTTTCATGCCCTCTGCCATCAGGCGAGCCGTCAGCTCAATCCTGCCCTGGCTCGCGCTAATGGTGGCTGCTACCGCTGCCTTAGTGCTAGACTGCAAGGCGTCGGCATCCAATCCCATCGCGGCCTTGCTCATGCCGGTGCGGTTTTCGCGCATCTGGTCCATGTAGTCGATCATGGGAAACGCAGCCTGGCCAACGAATGGATTACTAAACGGCTGCACCATGCCAGGCTGACGCATACGAATCACGGCGCCAGTCTCGTTATTGAGCACGTCATCCATGTTGACCATGCCCTCAACTACCGCAGTACGCGGGTGGATAGACTGTGCCAGAGAGTCCAGCGTATTGCGCAAAATCTCAGACTTAATCTCCTGGATATCGTGCGTAATATCAAAAATAGACATCGCCTCCAGTGGAGACGTATGTGGCTCTGGGTCGCAGGGGAAGTCAACAAACGGGATATAGGATGCTGGCAGGTTGCGCACCACCTTGTAGCCAGAGCCGATGCAGCAAATTTTGCGCAGCTCCGCAATGCCGTCGCCGTCGTAGTCAATGCGTGAGTACGCCTCGATGTACAAGACGCGCTGCTGCATAGGGTTTGCGCTGTCGTTCATTCCAAAGGTGGTGGACAGCGGCTGGCGCGCCAAATACTCCTCGTTACTGTCTAGGTCGGTGGACGTGATGTTGTCGCGCACCTCGTCCTCGTCGTAACCCATAGCCACCAGTTCCTCGACTGTGGCCATCTTGCGGTGGGCAATGATCCCTGCATCCTCAAACGATCTTGCGCGCCGATCAAGCAGCAGCTCCTCCGGTGGCACTGCCATAACTTTGATGCGTCCATCTTTCAGTACGCGCTTGATCTGCACGTCGTGCAGCATCGGCGGTGGCGGCATAGGCATCGGCTGGCCGGTAGCAGGGTCAATCTGTGGCGCCATGCCCTGCATCGCCTGCACTGCGGCAGAGTCAGGGTAAGAGACAACAATCTTGACCTCGGCATCTTCTTGCGCAAGTATCTGCAAAGTCTGGTCATCTAAGCCAGAATATTCCTCAATGCGGACAGTTTCTGTCTCCTCCCACCAGTATTTAGCAATACCGCACTTACGCACCAGGCTATCTTTAAAGATGGCGTAGGTGGTCATAAACCCGTTGTTGTCCGAGTTAAAGACAAAGTTAGCGTAGTCGGTTGCCTGCTTAGCAAATGCCACGTCCTCTGGACCCTCTGGCACAAACTCGACTACGTTTTCGCTGGAAAAGAACACCCGCATCAGGCTAGGCATCATGGCCGAGACAGTGTCCCGCACCTCCATCGCCACCACCTGTGACCGGCCATCTTCCTCGTTACCAAATGGGTCGCCTCGGTAATACTCAGTACCGCGCGCGCGGGTAGGTGACAGGTCAGAGTCAACATAGCTAACGGCATCGGTCAAGTCCTGGCCAATGATTGCCTCCAGCTCGTCATCGCCCATAGGCTCCATCGCGGAGACATCGGTGCTTATCTCTAGGTCTTTCATACGGGTATCTTTCGTAAAACGACGTACATGGAGTCAACCGCACGCGGTGTGCGTAGCAACTCGTCTTGCTCTAATTCTAGGCTTTCGCCGTACTTTGACAGCCTGTACTCTAGGTACTTCATCTCAAACCGAAAATCCTTCCAGTCCAAGTACCAGTGCCAGGCGCAGTAATACACCCAAGAATTCTCGTTAAACGCACGAACATGGGTCGGGTCCTGCCACGCGCCAAGTGATAAGTCATACGGGACGTGGATGTGCATCTCACCGCCAACGTCCAACAAATCCAGGCAGTTTCTCATGCACTTGACTAGGTCAGGGACGTGCTCCAGCACATCTTGTGCGAGTATCTTGGTGAATATCCCAGGCTCTACCGTGATCTCACCAGCGTGCGTCTGTATCTTCTGACCCCACTCAATGGTGCAGATATCACCATGCCAATCGGGGTTCTTGTTCTCGTTAATGTCCATATTGACGCAGTCATCGCGCCAATCACGGCCCGATCCCAAGTTAAGAGTTAAACCACTGCTTGGCATATTCGGGTCTGTTTTTAAGCAACCATGGCACTGCCTCATTGGTCAACTTCTCGGCGTTAGTGCCAACTGTCTGGCTGCCAACGTGGTGGACGTAGCTTGTCGAGACGTAGTGCTCAAAGCCTTTAGCTATCAGGTCAAGGCAGTTAACGTCGTCGGAGTACCAGTTCAGCGGTGGAAAGTTAGCCTCTTTAAAGGTATCTCCGTGTATCCAGGCGAATATCGGGCTAATTACTTCTGCTGGCCTGATCTTGGACTCGTACTTGAATCGGCACATATCAATCGTCTCGTTATCAGGGTTGAACCTAATGTTCTGCACCTGGCGTGCCGCGTCAGTCCTGGACGCCACCCACCCGACTGGTAAATCCATATCCAGCAAGATGTCCACGTCCTCCATCAGGACCCTGTAACTGGTAGGCGTCAGCACGATATCGTCATTGGCCACCACCACGGACTCAAAGTCCTCAAGCGCTCGGTTAATGATGGTGTTGTAGTCGTTGCCAAAGTTAGTGGGCTGCGCAAACACTTTAACGTCAGCATTGAAGTGCTCGATCACGGACTCAGGGCCGCGCAGGTAAACAGGTATCTCCGGACAGTATTGCTTAATGGACTCAAGCAAAACTCCCAAGCCCTTGCCGTGTACAGGGGATATGACAATGGGGCTAATCACTTTGACTTGTTCCTCGCGGATATGGCTCTAGCCTTGGCCTTGGCGTCTGCTTTGCTGCTAGCGCCCCAGGCATTCAGACTCAGCAGCAACCTGGTGGGCTTTCCATCCTTCATCTCAGGACCAGGCATATTTCCCATACGCGCAAGAAAGCTCGCACGCCTGGGGTTGTCGCCTGATTTAACTGGAGGCTTTAGGTTCATACCCTCTGCCTTTGCGCTAGCGCGACCCTTGGCATTCAACCCTCCAGCGGGGTTCTTACCCTCCTTACGCTGCCAGGCCGCTGTCATTTTTTCTTTACAGGCTTTGCCGTCTTAGCCGCCTGCCTAAAGTCAGCAGCAGTTGGCGCCGCCTTGCTTCCAGGCTTGTTCATCTTCTCTTTTGAACCGGCCTTGATACGCGCCTGCTTGGCGTGGATGTTGGCATAGAGTCCTGACTTCATTCCTCAACCCCGCCTTCCAGTTGCGTGTCCACTGGTTCCTCAGAGTCCTTGCTGCCGTCATTGGGGCCGCCAACAACCCAAGCGTCACAGGTACGGCTGGCCGCGCACTTGAAGTCAAAAATCTCGCAGTAACCCAAGTCAGCTAGGGCAATCGTCCCCCAGGGGTCTGCCTCGTTACCGATACCCTTGGCAATGCACTCCTTGATGGAGTCCTGCACGTTAAACGCTGCGCAGTTACCGCACCGGCTCTGCTTGGCATCGCTAATCGTCACGCCCCAGGTATTGGCCTTCTTCTTCCAATACTCTGTATTTGGTAGCGCTGGATTCTCAGGGCCATACGCGGCAGTGGTAATCGCCTTGGCGCGGTTCTTCAGATTCAACGTCACGTCCTGCGTAGGCAGCGGACACTTGGTGCTGGTCTTAGACATCATCTGGTTCATCGCGCCCTGGTAGCGCGCAGGCACGTCTCGCATACTGGTGGCCATTACATCTTCCCTTTCATTGCTGCTTTAGGCTTGATCTTGGCCTCGGATAAAGCAATCGCAATCGCCTGGCGTGGGTTTTTCACTACCTTGCCGCCTGGTCCAGAGTGCAGCTTTCCGGTCTTGTACTCGTGCATAACTTTGCCAACTTTCTTTTGTGCTTTGGTCATCTTCATATCTGTGCTCCTTAAAAAATAAGTTGTTGGTGGCTGGCCTCGAACCCAGCGCATAGCCCGTGCATGAGCCTGTTCTCCCCACCGATGCCTCGGCTCACCTTATGGTGAATTAACTGAACTACACCAACACGGCTGGGGACTGCACTTAAAGTCGGAACGCGTCCCACGGCTTCTAGCTGCCTCAATCCCCATGCGTGTTAATGCTTACCCCAATTATGCTACGCGGGGTATGTTCCTGCGCAGCGCCTGCCCCCACTTGTTGCTGGACGCAGAGCCAAATGCGCCTGTGATAGCGTCACTAGCAAACGTCAAGCAAAACGCATCTGCCCTGTCTGGGCTCGCTAACCCGCGCTTCCTGATCTCGTCCTTGCCCTCAATCTGAATCTTGCCGTTGCTGGTAAACGAATACCGCACAGTGGCCAGCTCAGAGATCAGTAAATCATCCTTGGGCATGGTGCAGTCACGCTGCTCCAGCCACGCCTTGGCCTTGTGCCATAGCTCAGCCTTCAAGTTCCGATACGTCCCGCCCATCGCGGGTGACTCTGAGACATTGATACCGCGCGCAGGCAGGTTCAGCTCGCGCAGCCGGTCAACGACGCCAGCGCCTAATCCAATGCTGTCCACCAGTATCCCGTGCGGACGCTGACTCCGC